ACTGACCGCCAAAATAGATACGATTAGCGAAGTGATTATTGCCTTGGCGCGGATAGAAGAAAAACATGTTGCAGTTAAACATCGTCTTGATAGCCATGAGCAACGCTTGAATAAACATTCTGAAGAGATTGATGTTATTCAAGTAGATCAAGCAGGAAGTCAAGTGAAGACGAATACGAATGAATGGTTTGTACGCATGTCTATTGCAGCTTTAGTTGGACTGATTGTTTATTTACTTAGAGGAGTATAGAAATGTTTGGCCTACCTGTTGAGGTTATCACGCTACTACTAAGCACTGTCGGAGGCGCTGTGATGAAGATGTGGTCACAGTCACAGCAGGATAAGGCCGAGCAGCAAAAAGCTCTCATGCAGCAATTTACGGCTTCTGAGGATAGTGTTCAGAATGCACGAGAATATAATAACCCTAGTGCAGCATGGATAAGACGCTTCATTGTTATCTCGTTTGTAAGCATGGCAGGATTTATACTAACTGCTCCTTTGTGGGGCTACTCAACTGTTATTCCTGTGGATGTAACTGAGGGTTTTAAATTCTTATTCTTAGATTTTACAAAAACAGTTACTCAACATATAGAGCTTACTGGTATGGTAACACCAACTTGGTTGCCTCATTCCATTAACGCAATCATAGGTTTTTATTTTGGTCAAGCAATGACACAAAGACGATAAGGAATTATAATGGCTACTCAACAAGAGCTGTTAACGCAGCTATACTTACAAGAGTTAGGGCGTGAAGCAGATAAAATAGATGAAGGTGGATTTAACTGGTACTTAGATCAGTTGGATACTGGCGGCAAGACAATGGCACAGATTGCTGCTGACTTCAATGCTTCTGAAGAGGGCATGGGTTTTGATGCTGCTGGTATGTTATCTGATGGTGCTGCTGACATTGCGGTACAAGATATATATACACAAGAACTAGGACGTACTGGTGATGCAGGAGGCTTAGACTTCTACTCTGATCTTCTGAGTACGGGTGATCGTGCCTTAGATCAGATCATTGCTGAAATCAATCTATCTGAAGAGGGTCGCATTGTTGATCCAACAGAAGTTATTGGAGAGAATTTAGTATACTTTGATCCTACAATGAGTGAGGATTATCTTCGTAATGCCTATGCTACAGAGCTTGGTAGAGAAGCTGACGATGGTGGTTTAGCTCACTACCTGAATTTACTGAATGATGATAGGCACACAGTAGCTACTATTCTTCAAGACATTAGCCGTAGTGAAGAGGGTCTCACCGCTGATCCAGCAAACTTAGTTTTTAATAAAGTATTGGAACAAACAATTGCTGAAGACAGTGGCTTGTTTAAACCTTTCAACGATATATACACAGATACTCAGTCCTTTGCTGATCGTACTGCATCTTTTGTAGAAGAGGGTGCATTACGTGATGAGGCCGCAGTCGCACTTGCCGAGGGTGACACTGTTCTTGCTGATACTTTAATCGGACAAGCAGATGATGTTAATAATACTCGCGGTGTAACTCCGTGGACTGCCGATGGAACTGACACTATTGTGACAGATGATGGAACATTCCGCACAGGCACATATGGGTTTGATGAAGTACAAGCAGATAATGTGTCAGGTCTTGGTCAACTGATGACAGTGATTGGACAAAAAGCTAAAGAGGCTGGTACTACTATTCCTGATATAATTGGCACTACAGCTCGTGATCAGTTTAATAACTCATTCAACTACGGTGTGCAGGGTAAACGTCCTGACGAATCCTTAACACAGTATTACAATCGTCTAGGTTCACACCGTCAAGGTGGTATCTTAGGTCAAGGCTTACTCTCTGCTGATCCCACCATAGGCTCTGAAGCATGGGAGAACCAACAGACAGCAGACCTTATCAGTGAAGTTGTGTCCATGTTCCCTGATCAGACTACAGGTATTGTGAACACAGATTCATCTACAGCTCCTGTTAATACATCAATCAAACAGGCTACTTCTTCTGATCTTACTGGAGGAGATAACTTCATAGGTGCTGATGGTAAAGTATACACTGTAGGTTATGGTGAGGGAAAGGTTGATCACAACCTAGCCAATGCAGTCAAGGCTAAGGAAGTAGATTTTGTAACAGCATGGCTTCAAAACACCTTTGGTAATGGAGTAGATAATACAGGTCAGAAAGTTGTCACAGGTCAGCCTAATGTATACCTTGATGGTATGGAGAAAGACAACATGTTCAATAACACTAACACCTTTAGCAACACCAATAGTAGTAATACAAGTGATGGTTACCATTGGCCTATTGGTGAGACAGAATCCACTACTAAAACTTACCCATATGTTGATGGTACTGTTTCTTATACTAGTCCAACGGAAGATGCTGCTAAAAAAGATTGGATAGTTGGTTAAATAACTACAGAAAACTCTTGACTTTTGATTGGAAATATGTTACCCTATTTCTATATAGAAGGATAAAATACATGACATATTTAGATTTAGTAAATAATGTTCTTAAACGCTTACGCGAAAGAACAGTAGCAACTGTTGAAGCTAATACTTATTCTACTCTTATAGGTATTCTTTTAAATGATGCTAAAAAAGAAGTAGAGGATAGTTGGGATTGGTCGGCTCTACGAACCACACTAACAGCAACCACTGAAGAGAATACTTTTAGTTACGTTTTAACAGGGGCTGGTAATCGTCCTACTTTATTAAATGTTATTAACGACACAGATAACTTTTTATTAAAGTATAAAGACCCTAAGTGGTTTGACCAACAGTTCTTAATGACGGATACCGTAGAAAAAGGTTCTCCATGTTATTTTACTTTTAATGGGCAGGATTCTAATGGAGATACAATCATTGAATTATTCCCTAAACCTGATGGTATTTATAATATTAGGTTTAATTTGGTACTACGAACTTCTGAGTTAGAAGAAGATAGTGATGAGTTGTTTGTCCCTACTCACCCAGTAGCTCAATTAACATATGCTAAAGCTGTTGAAGAACGTGGTGAAGATGGGGGAGTTTCTTCCTCAAGTGCCTATGCAACAGCGCAGCGTTCATTGTCTGATAGTATTGCTATGGATGCACAGAAACATGAAGAAGAATTAATCTGGCAGGAAGTCTAATGGCTAAACAACTTGAATCTGCAAGCGTAGCAGCCCCAGGATTTTTTGGGTTAAACACTCAGGAAAGCTCTGTGACACTGGCTGCTGGCTTTGCGTTACAGGCAGATAATTGTATCATTGACCAATATGGACGCTTAGGTAGCCGTAAGGGATGGACTTATGTTACTACTAGTGGAGGCACATCCTCTGCGCTAGTAGGTGGTCACGAATTTAGAGATATAGACGGTGATGCTACAGTAGTGTCGTGGAGTAATACAACTTTTTATAAAGGAACCAGCACATTAGCTGCTGCTACAGACAATAGTACATCATTTACTGTTGGTAATTTTGATAGTGCTACATTAAATGATAAGGCATTCTTCTTTCAACGTGGACAGGAACCTCGTTACTATGACCCTGTAGGAGACACTATAGAGGACTTGACTACCGCTGGTAACACAGTAGCTCCTCCTTTAGCAAATACAGGTGTTAGTGCTTATGGACGCTTATGGATAGCTGATACTTCTACATCTAAGACTACTGTCTACTGGTCTGACTTATTAGATGGTACAGATTTCGATAGTGGTAGTGCTGGTAGTATTGATATATCATCTATCCTTGTACAAGGTAATGATGAAATCGTTGCTTTAGGTGCACACACAGGTCGGTTGTTTGTCTTCTGTAAAAATAATATTATTATCTTTGGAGACACAGACGGAGACAAAGTATTAAATCCTGTTAATATGCAACTAGTAGAAGTCATTAAAGGCGTTGGTTGTGTAGCGCGTGACAGCCTACAGAATACAGGTAACGATATTATCTTCTTGTCTGAGACAGGCATCATGTCATTAGGCCGATTGATTCAAGAGAAGAGTCAGCCAATGCGTGACATATCTAAGAATGTACGTGATGATATTATCTCTATCCTGACACAGAGTAGCCCATCTGAAGTGCGCTCTCTTTATAATCCGACTGAGGCTGTTTATTTATTATTATTTCCTACGTTCTCTCAGGCATACTGTGTAGATATGAGAGGGCCATTAGAGGATGGTAGTAGCCGTATCACAACATGGAATAATCAAACACATACAAACATGCTGACGGTGGATAATAAGATATACTTTACGCAGACAGACGGTTTAGCTCAGTATAACGGGTATTCGGATAATACTTCACCTTATGTTATGCGTTACTTTACTAACTACTTCGACTTCGGGGACAGTACACGTACTAAGATACTGAAGCGTATTAATACAACAGTGATCGGAGGCAGTAATCAAGCCTTTGTTCTTAAAGCTGGTTATGATTATTCTGATAGTTACTTATCTTATCCTGCTGTGCTTGATAATTTAACAAACTATGAGTATGGAGTTGCTGAATATAACATTGCTGAATATTCCATAGGTACGTTAGTAGATCAAGTACGTGCTTCAATGGGTGGTGATGGTAATGTTATTCAAGTAGGCGTAGAGTCTACAATTAACGGTGCGCCTTTGTCGATTCAGAGGCTAGATATTTACGTGAAACAAGGCAGGATATTGTAATGACTAACTACGTTAAACTGACGGACTTTGCTGCTAAAGATGCATTAGCTAGCGGCAACCCCTCAAAGATTGTTAAGGGTACTGAGATTGATGACGAGTTTTCTGAAGTCGCTACACATCTTGCTACTAAAGTAAATAAAGTATCAGGTGCTTTAACGGGTACACCAACGGCCCCTAATGCATCTGCTGGTTCTAGTACCACACAGATTGCAACATGCTCCTTTGTTCAAGGAGAGCTTGATACTTTACTACCAGTAGGTTTTATTCAGTTAGCTGCATTTGCTACGCCTCCTAGTGGTTACTTACTAGCTGACGGTAGTGAAGTTAGTCGTGCTGGTTATGCAGCTTTATTCGCTGCTATTGGCACAGTGTTTGGGGTGGGGGATGGTTCTACTACATTTGATCTTCCTGCTCCTACTGCTCCTACTAACATGTACTACTTCATTAAACATTAAGGAGAAGATGATGGACCCGCTTACTGCAATATTCGGACTATTTGGTCAACATCAGTCCAGCCAAGGAAATAAGGATGCTGCTACAGCACAGATTGAAGCAGCACAGATTGCTGCTGACGCAGCTAAGTTTAGACCATACGGTGTAAGTACAGGTTTTGGTACATCATGGTTTGACCCTATTTCTCAGAAAGCTGGTTATCAATTAGACCCTGCTTTAGCTGCTTATCGTGATCAGATGATGCAAGGTGGCGCACAGGTACTAGACGGTATTGAGCTAGACCCT